TCCGTAACATCATTGCGCGACGGGGGCGGCGCCAACCACCCCCATCGCGGAGCTAATCGGCCGTCAGCCAAACGAACTCGGGGCGCAGCATAACACAAAATCGGTTGAAAATAACCACCACGGTTATAAAAATACTATTGGCAACAACAAATAGCGTTTGCTATACTTCGATTGCAGCTAGGGTTATCCCGAAAGCTATTTCCCGCACCCTTGAGTTGCTGCACTCGGGCGGGACGTTGACCATACAACGTAAAAAAGGCGAGTAATACAGGGGAGCGGGTAATTTTCTAGGCGTTCTGCCGACCAAAAAACCCTTTTGCAATACCAATCTGTCATTACCCTTGTTACACCTGTTCTTTTGATGCAGTAAAGGTTCACACAGGCCAAAACGGAACCTATACCAGAAATCCACAGATGGGGTGAGAAACCCAAGACTGGCCGATTGTCTGCTGTGGTCTCCAATACTGGAGGGTTGCTATCCCGTGAAGCTGAGCTGTTTGGGTCAATACGCCAATTTAAGAGCGCACACCTAATAGTGTACCAGTAGGGAGAAGCGGCGAAACTATGGGAAAAATTCGAAAAATTGAGTAAAAAAAGGTGCAAAAATGCTGAGCAAAAAAGACAAGCCAAGGGCAGAGTTTAAGAGCAAGGCGGCGGAGATAATAGCGTGGTGCAGCGATGTTGAATTGAATTTGCTTAGGGTTAAAATAAATGCAGAAATTCAATTCAGGGTTGAGCACTGGGGCAAAATCGCAGACAAGAGCATTAAGACTGGAGGCAAGACGGTTCACGACAAAAGGGCCAATCGTGAGAGGCGGCTAAAACAATTGGCCGAAAGCAACAAGCGGAGCGAAGCGGCAAAAGCAAGCCATTTGATATTAAACGAGCAACTAGAAAGGTTGTTACAACAACAAAGGGCGCAACATGGACAAGTATCAGATGGAGAATAAAAAATACGTTGACGAACAGCTAGCACGCCTGCCCCATCAACACAGGGACGCTGCACTAGCCAAATACACGCAGGCAATCAAGGACGAGTATCAGGCCATGGTTGTCGGCGGAATGGCCCCGCAAATGGCCGAGACGCGCTCTGTAGCGGCGGCAAACACACGGCTAGGGGATTATGTGGATGCGAGGTTAAAAACTTTAGGTGGGGCCACTCAGGCACCGCCATCAATTAGATAGGGGAAATGAAGTGGCTGAAGTTATAAATATGGTGGAAATAATTGAGCACAAGAAAAAAACGGATTACGCGAAATTTCTGATTGAGCTAGGAGAAGAGAATAAAGATTTTGAGCCGGTGTATTTTTGCGTTTTAAGTTGCGCTAGTACGTTTGTTGGGGGATATGAATCACATGTATATTTCTATGAGGGTGATGATAGATTAGGGCTAATATCATTTATTGGGATGCTGGAAGAGGCAAAGCATTTAGCATTCAAGCGGCTGCAAGAAATAGATGAACAAAAGATGTAAAAGTGGTATAATGTCACTAGAGTTTATTTGTGATGAGTGCCCTTGTCGCGATGATCTCCACTACCGGCAGGTTGTAATGCTTGCTGGTAGTATTTTTCAAAACGCAGTCTCGACACCTGCAAACAATTAAGTGGCAGAGCCTTCTAGAGTTGGCCCAATGCCGTAACTCAGTTCCCCCCTATTTACTGCGCTTAGCGGCAGTCGAGTTGGGCCAACCCTAGAAGGTTTTGCATGAATTACGACGATTTACGAACTATCCAGCAACATGCGGTTTCAATGCTGCGCTCAGGATGGAAGCAACACCAGACCCACCTACTAAATATGCCGGCCGGTAGCGGAAAAACAGCCACGGCAAGCTACCTTTGCCAAGCCTTTGCGCAAGCAGGCCAAAAAACCCTGTTTGCGGCGCCCTACGTCACCCTAGTCGACCAGACCTATACCAGGTTTAGCCAATACGGGCACACAGACCTAGGGGTGATTTGGCAAAAAGACGAGCGCACAGACCCCACGGCAATGGTTCAGATTGCCAGCGCAGACACGCTAATCCGGCGCGCATTCCCCAACGACATCAAAGTTTTGATAGTTGATGAATGTGACCTCAAGCGAAAGGCGATTCTGGAAATTATGAAAACGCCAGGATTAAAAACCATCGGGCTTACCGCCACGCCTTACGCAAAATGGCTTGGAGTGCACTACCAGAATTTTATTAAGCCGGTGACAACCCAGCAGCTAATTGAAGATGGATTACTGACCCCGTTCGATATAAGCGCGCCATTCCGGCCAGATTTGAAAGGCGTCAAGCTGAAAAAAAATTATGCTGGTGATTACGACTATGATGAGGACGCAATTAGTCAAATAATGGGCGACGCCAAAATAGCGGGCAACATACTGGACAACTGGCTAAAGTATGGGGAAAACGAGCCTACTATTGGATTTGCCCCAAACGTCAGCACAGCAAATGCATACACAACGCAATTCAGGGCCGCAGGCATAGCCGCCGAGGTGGTCACCGCAGACACACCGATTGAGGAGCGTAAAATCATATTTAGCCGGTTTGCCGACGGCATAGTTAAAGTGATTTGGAACGTGGGGGTGCTAGGCGCAGGGTTCGATTCGGACGTTCGCTGCATAATCTGGGCAAAGCCAACGAAATCAGAACGGACATGGGTTCAGGGTGTCATGCGAGGAAGCCGCCCAGCCAAAGGCAAGACGAGCTGCAAACTGTTCGACCACAGCGGCACATATTTTAGATTAGGATGCCCAACTCAGATTGAGTATTTCGAGCTGCACGACGGTAGCGACGGAATGGAAGAGGCGCGCAAGGCCAAACGAGAAAAGCGCGAGAAAAGCACTGAAGGCAAAACGTGCACTCAGTGCCAGCGCGTAAAAGAAGCGGGAGAATATGTTTGCCGACGCTGCGGGCACAAACCATTGGCCGGAGAAATCACGGTGGACGTTGACGAGACCATAGGGCTTAAAACGGTTTCGGGCAAAGTCAAAACTTACACAATGGAGGAGAAAAGCCATTTCTACGGGGAGCTTTTAGGGTATCAAAAAGAGCGCGCAAACGCTGGAAAAAATTACTCTGACGGCTGGGTTGCGAACCAATATAAAAAACGGTTCGGGGTGTGGCCAAAAGGTCTAGCAAAAATTGCAAGGCCGGTCAGCCCGATAACAGCCGGTTACATTAGGTCCAGCCAGATCGCCTACGCAAAAGGTAGGGCCAAGGCATGAGCGAGACAACAGCACAAGCCGCGCACGGCAATTGGGAGTTTATCTTCGAAAAGTACGGAATGCCGCCAAAAACAGGAGGAAAGCATTACGATGGAGAGTGCCCGATATGCAAAGGGAAGGGAAAATTTCGATTCGACGACAAGCGCGGGGATGGCGGGTGGATATGTAACTGCAATTCGGGAGCAGGGTTTAAGCTATTGGAATTGGCCACAGGAAAAGATTTCAAAACGCTGGCCGCCGAAATCGACAAACTGCTAGGCAGGACATACCAAACTGACCAGCGCCAACCAACGCAGAAGATGAACAAAGTCAAACAGGCCCGCGACAAATTTCTATCACTACCGGCAATAAAAGGCACCCAGGCTCAGGAGTATTTAAACGCGCGCGGAATTTACTCACTACCGACGCGAGGAATCAGATACTCAGAGGCAGAGCTGGACAGCGCCACAGGCCGCAAATTCGGCGCAATTTTCAGCGTGGCTAGCGACGAGTACGGCGAGCCGGTTTACATCCACAGAACGTACCTAGATGGCGCAGATAAGGCCAAGATCGAAGCGCCACGAAAGCTGTTTAGCCTGAAGGAATTTGAAGGGCCAGCAGCGGTAAAAATGTTCGCGGTCGCTGAAGTTATGGGGATCAGCGAGGGAATCGAAACGGGATTAAGCGCCTATGCACTGTACAAAATGCCTGTATGGTCAACGATAAACACCAGCATCATGCGGAAATTTCGAGCGCCAACAGGGGTTAAAACGCTGTACATATTCGCGGATAACGACAAGAACGGGGCAGGGCTGGCGGCTGCGTTTGAATGTGGTCACCGGAACGTTTTAACGAATAACGATGTGACGGCGGTGGTGATTCGATGGCCGCAGGACTACGGGAAAGACTTCAATGATGTTTTGGTGAGTGGCGGGCAAGTTATCGAGTGGAGGTTAGGCAAAACTATTTGAAAAAATAGCTTGCGACCACAAAATAATTTGTTATACTGAGCACACACCAACATAGTGAGGATTACAAAATGTTCAAAGTCGAAATAGTTTACAAAAGCGGCAAAGTTGAAACAACCAAGATAGAAATTTCAAAATATGTAGAATCTTTACAAATCCTAGCCAAAGAACAAAAAACAGCAAGCATAAAGATTCTTGAGGTGTGCTAGTGACCCCAAGCCAACAAGCAAAAGCCGCAGGCCTAAAAAACCTGCGCCAAGTTCAAGAGTTGACCGGCCAGAGCGCGCAAACGCTCGGAAATTGGGCTAAACACAAGCCGGAGCTGTTCAGAATTGTTTTGATTGGGTGCGCCATTCTTATAGGCGGCTGTTAGATGAAATACGCAGTGTGCGTAAAAAAGAACCTTCAGGAGCGTTTGTGCTCAGGAGGAAAAATCTGGGTTGGTTGGGGTGATGACTACGTTGTTAAAAATGAACGGATAACCACAGAAGACAAGGACAAGGCGCAATTTCTTGTCAAACATTTTTGGGAGCATGTAGTGGAGGTTATAGAATGACTATTATAAAAGCATTTACAGATTATCCATTTGTAGAGCTGGGCGATACAATCGGAAAAATAGCTCCAATTAGGGAATGTGTTGTGAAAAGTTTTGATGATGATAAATATTGCCGAATCGTGGTGGAAGGTTTTGAAACAGAAATTAAATCTGGGTATTTATATAAAACATCCGGAAGATTAGGTGATGTCGAAAATATTGGTTCAGAAAATATTCCAATAGTTATATGAAATAGGTGTGATCAATGACTAATGAAGTGAGCGCAGAGCTACGTAAAGCGCAACAGCATATAGTAATAGCGTTTGGAAAACTTAGCAAAATGGGTCCGGGTGGCAACACGACATGGATTGGCGCATGGTGCGAATATCAAAAGCTAGGACGCCTTTTAGCTAGAACTCAGGATTTGGCAGCCCGTATAGAGCGCAAGGAAAAATTGCTGAATAAGCGTGGCATCTCAAATGACTAACATAAAAATGTTAATGGTGGAATTATGTCATGGTTAATCAGCGCAGCCTTAATGAACTCGCTCTATTCGCAGGAGCAGGAGGCGGAATTCTCGGAGGAAAACTGCTTGGATGGAGAACCGTTTGCGCAGTTGAACGTGATGCCTACGCCGCACAAATTTTGGCGCAACGACAAAACGATGGAATTCTTGAACCTTTCCCGATTTGGTCTGACGTGCAAAATTTTGACGGACGACCGTGGAGAGGAATTGTTGACGTTATATCTGGGGGCTTTCCATGCCAGGATATTAGCATCGCAGGAAAGGGGGCCGGAATTACCGGAGAGCGCAGCGGAATGTGGACTCACATGGCGCGCATCGTTGGCGAGGTTCGACCTAGATACGTCCTCGTGGAAAACAGTCCAGCTCTCCTTACTCGGGGACTCGGAGTTGTCCTCGGTGATATGGCCGCGCTCGGGTATGACTGCAAATGGACAGTGTTGGGAGCTGCCGGTGTTGGCGCGCCGCACCAGCGGGACAGGTTCTGGCTGCTGGGCCACGCACCTTGCTTCAATGGGCGAGCGGGGAGGGCGTGGAGACCTTCTCATGCAGGTGGAGGGCAACGAATCGCCGAGCGGGAGATTCAAAATACCCAAGTGGCCAACCCCAACCGCCCATATGGCGAAGGAAACAAACGCGCCGAGCGAGGCATTGAGAAACGAGCCGAGCTTATCCAGCCGAGTTGGTGGGAAGTTGAACCCGGAATGGGTCGAGAAATTAATGGGTTGGTCGGGACAATGGACTTCACTTAATAACATTAGCCATGTTAATATGTGTTTTTGGTTTATGGGGTTCTGTGATGAAGAAGATAGAAGAAAATCCGAAGTTCTGCGAATGCTGCGGATCGGTCATGCATCGGAAGAGGTTCGGCGAGAGATTGGAAGACCTGTCGGTATTCAAGAAACGGCGTTTTTGCTCGCTGACATGTGCGAATACCAGAACCGACCTGACGAAGCACGGATATTCATGGCGTGCGCGCAAGCACTTGAAGAAGAAATGCGAGGCATGCGGTTATGCGAAAGCACTTCAAGCGCACCATATCGACCAGGACAAGGCGAACAACGAACCAGAGAACATACAGACCTTATGCAAGCACTGTCACGACTTTTGGCACACCACGGCGCGGCGGCTTGGAAGAGCGGTTGCTGGGAGGATGGCATCCCTAGAGTGGCTGATGGGGTGGGGGAAAAATTAAGAGCAGACAGACTTAAAGCCATTGGAAATGGACAAGTTCCGAGAGTGGCGGCGGCAGCATTTGAGTTACTCAATCGACGACTAATTAAAGGCGTTTTTAATGAATAGCGAATTCACAGTAGACTCAGCACGCACACTAACAGAGGCGCACAAGTGGCTAGATGCCAACTTTAAGGCCGAGGGATTCACCCGGTACAAGTGCCGGCATGGTAAGAGTGCGAGCCTGCCGATGAATGCTTTGCTGCACGTTTGGCTGACTGAGCTGGCGGGGCATTTTGCCAAGTGCGACCCCAAAGAGGTGAGCACGAACATGGCCGAGGGAATGAAAAGGACGGCCAAGGGGCTCTGCTATCGGGAAACCGCATGGAGCTGGCTAGTACATGACGTTTTTTGTCCGATGACGCACAGAGCCAAGGTTGATTACACCAGCAGCGCATCATGGGCCAAGGGTGAAAAGTCGGATTTTTTAAATTGGTTGCAAGTCTTCGCAGCGCAGCATGGGTGCATTTTGGAGTCAAAAGGCGAGTTTTCGGAGCTGAAACGGGCACAGCATGAATAAACCACGGTTGAAAAAGTGCAGGGCGTGCGGCGAGCAGTTCAGGCCGTTCAACAGCCTGGCGAAGGCTTGCGGGATCACCTGCGCACTCAAACTAGGGCGCGATGCTACGGCCAAAAAGGCTAAGGCGGCATTCAAGGCCAGCGATACTACGCACTTGAAGGCACTAGCCCAAAAGGTGTTCAACTCCTACGTTAGACTCAGGGACGAAGGCGAGGGGTGCATAAGCTGCGACAAGTCGAAAGATTGGCTAGGCCAGTGGCACGCTGGACACTATCTAACCGTCGGAGCACGGCCTCAATTGCGGTTTAATGAGCTAAATTGCTTTCGACAATGCAGTCAGTGCAACCTGTACTTGTCTGGCAATCTGGCGCAGTACAGGCTGAAATTGATCGGCAGGATAGGGCTGGAATCCGTGCAGGAGCTAGAGTCGGACACCAGCAGCGCAAAATTCAGGGCGGAGGATTACAGCAGAATCATTGCCGACTACCGACTAAAGATTAAGCAGTTAAAAATAAATCAAAAATAATTGCAAAAAAACCTGCACAGATCGCTAGACGGGTATATCTTTACCTCAACGCCAAGCAATACCACTGGCGGCAATCAAGTGGAAGAACATGAAAGACTTAACAAAAATAATTGGTCAATCTTTTGAGCACAAACTGGCGGCACTAGCCAATGCTCGTGCTAGAGTTCCAATGCACATAGTGCATTTGGCTGGGCTCGATTTAGATTTTGGCGGCCAGTTTGTAGTCAGTTATAACCAAGCCGGTGCGCTAATTGACGTACTAAACGACGAGTCTGGCCACTTAGTAGCGAGCTGGGCATAAACAACAACCCCGCGCCAACACCGGCGCGGGCCAAATAGGGGGAGTTATGGCGCTTGATTTGCAATTCAGAATCGAAACGAAAGACCCAAATAAATGGCTGGATGAGGCGACCACCAAGGCCAAGAAGCTGGCGGGCCGTCCAGAGGATTACATAAGCGCTTCAGTGCTTGTGTTCCTACCTGAGCGCGGCAGGTGTTTCACTAAACGGGCCGGCAGCTTGACGCTGGTGGCGCATGGATAACGACAAGGGCAAAAAATGATCAGAACAATCAGCAAGCGGCTAGCAATAGCCAGCGAAGAATCGCCGCTTTTAGTCACTAGGGAGAGGGTGGGCGATGGGATTAGCTTTGTGGCTAGGTTTGCATCAACGGTGAAATCCCAACAGGCAATCGAGCGGGGCGACGAAAACATTGTAGGAATTTTCGATAGGTCGCGGCTTGAGCGGTTCAAAACTCTGGCTCGCAAATGGGTGGCTGAAAATGGAATGGACTAAGCAAAACGACCACCGGCCGCCGGTGACTGGCCGCACAGTTGTGGAGGTTGTTGACCGACTGAGCGGCATAGTGATGAAAGGCCCTGCGCGTGAATTTTGCTGGGAAAACGTAACAAAATATAGGGTGATTCGTGCAAGTACCACAACAAGTAATTGACCATTGCCAAGCACATAAACTGTGCAAAGGCAGCAAAATAGGCTGCACTGCGCCGGTTTCGGACCGAGATTTTGACGGCTGGGTTGAGTTGCAGATTGCAAAAATAGAGGCGTTTTTAGCTGCGAAAATGCAGCAAAATGCGGGAAATGTGGTAAAATAACATGAAAATAAGGGGAAATTATGAAGTTTGATGAATGCTTTACCCGCCTGCTAGGTAACGAGGGCGGCTACGTAAACAATCCAGCCGACCCCGGCGGTGAGACCAACTGGGGCATTACCAAACGGTCCTATCCAGCGCTTGACATTAAGAACCTAACGCAGGACGACGCCAAGGCCATTTACAAGCGCGATTTTTGGGATAAGTGCCAGTGTTCAATGTTAGAATGCAGGTTGGATTTAGCCCTATTTGATTGTGCGGTAAACAGCGGGACCAGTCAGGCCATTAAACTACTGCAACAAACTCTCGGTGTAAAAGATGATGGAGTTCTTGGAGACGTAACGATTGAGGCAATCAGGCAAGAAGGCAGAGATAGCGTGCTAACAGCCAAATTTCTTGGGAAAAGGCTGCAATTCATGACAAACCTACGCCCATGGGACACATTCAGCAAAGGCTGGGCACGTCGCATAGCTGAGCAGTTGGTGAACCTATGAGGATAGATAATGAAGCGGCATCTGACCTTCAATCTTTTTTCGCTGCTGAGAAAATAATATGTGAAGGCGTGAGCGAAAGTGAGCTTGGGATTAAACTTGGTGTATCGGTTGGGACAGTCAAAAAAAGAGTATACAGAGGATTATGGAAAGCCAACCATTATTTAGGGATCAACATAGAAGAATTTCATGGGTATACTGAGGCAGTAATTAATTCCAGAAAGCATAAAAAACTATTTTCAAAATCCTTCAAAAAACTAAAAATGAACGCAGAAGAACAAATTGAAGTTTACAACAAGCGAAAAACCCTAGAATTATGGGCGGATGATCATGGGATTAGAAGTAGGGCAACAGCAAAACGTCTTCTAATGGCATTAAAAAACATCAGAATAATAATGGTGGCAGCATGAGCTTAGACCCTTTAACAGCACTACTAGACATAGGTAAAACGGCACTAGACAAATTCGTACCGGACCCACAAGCCAAAGCTAAGGCCATATTAGATCTCGAAACACTTCACGCGGCAGGCGATAGCGAGCAACTGAAGTCACAAGTGCAACTAATGCTTGCTCAGGCTGACATCACAAAAACCGAAGCAATGGACAGCAGCCTATTCGTGAAGGGTGGCCGGCCTGCAATCATTTGGGTTTGTGCGGCGGCGCTGTTTACGTACTACGTGCCATATTGCCTAGTTGCTACGGCAATTTGGGGTTATCAGTGCATTCATACAGGAGCGCTGATGCCGCGTCCAGACCTTGGAATAGCAGATTTAATTGCATTGACAAGCTCTATGTTAGGCCTAGGTGCCATGCGAACAATCGAGAAGATGGGAGGGAAGGCATAGTGATTACAACAGTATTCACGCGCATCAAAAATCTATTCAAGCGTAAACCATGCATACAGCCGTGGACCAAGCAAGAGATCAGTATTTTTGAGGATGTAGTTAATGATTTCGAGAGGGCGGCAGAGCTTGCAATGAAATGCCACCAAAAAGATTTTTATCGAAACAACCAAAGAGCCATACAAGTTCAAAAACAAAAAGGGGGATATAAGTGAGCATATTCATAAAGCGACAAGGGTTTTGTGCATGAAATACTCACAAGAAGACAAGTCGCGCATCATAGCTGAGGTGTTGGGGCTGCTAACTGCTGGGTGCTCACTGCGAAAGGCAACGCAACTGGCTGGGATAGTCACTAATTGTTGGTACGGCTGGTGTGATGGTGATGCTGAGCTAGCGACACAATACGCGCGCGCGGTAGATGATGGAGCAGACGCTATGGCCGATGAGCTGCTAGATATAGCAGACTCAAAGCCTGAGGATAATGTGGACATGACGAGCCTCAAGCTCAAGGTCGATACGCGCAAATGGCTGTTAAGCAAGCGCAGGCCTGCCAAGTACGGCGACCGAGTGCAGCTGGCTGGGGATGCTGAAAACCCACTCAAAGTTGAGGCGACCATTGATGTTGGTGGCTTATCTATCGCCGCACTGGAAGAATTGGCGAATTTGCGCAAAAAGTAGCCGGATTGGCGTATTAACATAGTTAATTTAAGCGACAGTCTCAAAAATCACGGGGTTTTAACCTGAATCTTACCACTCAAGACCTAATTAACGCCGAAAGGGAGTTATGCAAACGCTCCCTAGCTGCATTTGCGCGCAGGGCTTGGCATGTTCTTGAGCCTACTACTGAGCTCAAGTGGGGGTGGGCGCTTGATGCCATTTGTCTGCACTTAGAGCGCGTTACCAGCGGCGATATAACGCGGCTGCTGATGAATGTCCCGCCAGGCTCAATGAAGTCGTTGCTAACCAGCGTAATTTGGCCAGCTTGGGAATGGGGGCCGAAAGGGATGCCTGCCATGCGTTTTGTCGGTACTGCGCATGAGGAGGGCTTGGCAATCCGCGACTCTCGTCGGTGCCGCGATTTAATAAAATCAGAGTGGTACCAAGAGCTATGGCCAATCGAGCTAAAGAGCGACCTCGATGGTAAGCGTGAATTCGGAAACACATCACAAGGTGTTAGGCAAGCCAGATCGTTCACGAGCATGACCGGCGTCCGTGGTGACAGAGTAATCCTCGACGACCCCATAAGCGCCGATGCAGCAAACAGCGCGGCCAAGCTCGAAGCGGCAAAAGTCACGTTCACTGAAACTTTGCCAACTCGGGTCAACTCTGAAAAATCCGCCATTGTGATAATTATGCAGCGGCTTAACGAGCTGGATGTTAGCGGCGTGATCAAGGAGATGGGCCTGCCATACGTTCACCTATTCATTCCTATGCGCTACGACCCAACGAACCATTGCACAACATCTATCGGCTGGGCAGACCCACGCACAATTGAGGGGGAGCTTATGTTCCCTGAGCGATTCAGTGAGCAACAAGTGCAGGAGTTGGAGACGACGCTGGGTAGTTATGGGGCAGCGGGCCAGCTACAGCAGCGACCAGCGCCAAGGGGTGGCGGGCTAATCAAGACTGGGTGGTTCAAGTACTGGACGACTCTTCCCTTGTTAGAGTTTAGGGCCATTTTTGCAGATACCGCGATGAAGACTGGCGAGGCTAACGACTATTCGGTTCTTCAGTGCTGGGGCCGATCTACTGTTGGTCAGGCCGTATTGATCGACCAAATACGCGGTAAGTGGGAAGCGCCGGAGCTAGTCACACAAGCACGCGCATTCTGGGCAAAACACCAAAACAGCAACAAAGCGGCATTGCGGGGGATGTACGTTGAGGATAAGGCCAGCGGAACTGGCTTGGTTCAAACGCTGCGCCGTGAAGGCATCGCAATAATCCCAGTTCAGCGCAGCAACGACAAATCCAGTAGGGCGGCAGACGCGGCCCCATTTATTGAATCTGGCAACGTGCTATTGCCTGCTGATGCCCCATGGCTATCCGATTTACTTGGCGAGGTGGCCAGCTTCCCAAGCGGCGCACACGATGACCAAGTTGACCCTATGTGCGACGCGATCAAAGCAGTGCAGAGCGTTCCAGCAATTCGCACTACGGCTAATTCCGCGCCAATCCCAGTGATGAATAACTGGAGGTGACAAAAAACGTCACTTTCTGACAAATTCAGTCGCACACTGACAAATATTGTCACTTTCTCAAAACTAGTCCATAATTATCCCAAATCAATGCGGGCGCGTTATGGCTTATTCAAAAGAAGAAAAGCTAAACATCATTCATGACGAGGCAATGGCTGAATTTGAAAAGATTCAGACTGCTCTTCGTGATGAGCGTTTGCAGTGCCTTCAGGATCGCCGGTTCTATTCAATCGCTGGTGCGCAATGGGAAGGGCCGCTCGGAGTGCAGTTCGAGAACAAGCCCCGTATCGAAGTTAATAAAATCCATCTGGCTGTTATCCGAATCATCAACGAATACCGGAATAATAGAATTGACGTTGAGTTCATCAGTAAGGACGGCGAAGACCAAGACGACCTAGCCGAGACCTGTGCTGCCCTATACCGTGCCGACGAGCAAGACTCTACTGCTGAGGAGGCATACGACAATGCTTTTGAGGAAGCTGTGGGCGGTGGTTTTGGTGCATGGAGGCTGCGCACAGTCTACGAAGACGAAGAGGACGAAGACGACGACCGCCAGCGCATCCGAATAGAACCAATTTTTGACGCTGACAGTTCGGTGTTTTTCGACCTAAACGCCAAGCGCCAAGATAAGGCCGATGCCAAAAAATGCTTTGTACTCACGTCAATGACCCGTGACGCCTACCGCGACGAGTACAACGACGACCCAACTTCATGGCCCAAAGCAATCCATCAGCGCGCATTCGATTGGCTAACGCCAGACGTTGTTTATGTTGCAGAGTATTACCGCGTTGAAGACCAAAGCGAGACGATTCACTTCTACAAAGGGCTGACCGGCGAAGAACGCAAAGTGTCGGACACCGAGCTGGAAGAAGACGACACGCTAGAAGAGACCCTCGCGGCGACTGGGTTTAAAGAAGTTCGCTCGAAGAAGGTCAAGCGCAGCAAAGTCCACAAGTACATTATGAGTGGCCAGAAAGTACTTGAAGATTGTGGTTTTATCGCTGGGAAATACATCCCGATTATTCCCGTTTACGGCAAGCGCTGGTTTGTGGATAACGTCGAGCGGTGCATGGGTCATGTTCGCCTAGCTAAAGACTCTCAACGCCTGAAAAATATGCAGCTGTCCAAGCTTGCGGAATACGCTGCCTATTCGTCAATCGAGAAGCCGGTCTTCACTCCTGAACAGATCGCCGGTCACCAGATTATGTGGGCCGAGGATAACCTCAAAAACTACCCGTACTTGCTGGTTAATCAACTTACCGACGCACAAGGTAATGCCGTAGCTATCGGCGCTCAGTCCTACACAAAAGCCCCCGAAATCCCCCCAGCCATGGCTGCTTTGCTTCAAATTACTGAGCAGGACATGCAGGACGTTCTGGGGAACCAGCAAGCTGGCGAGCAGCTACAAGC